GTTATGCAAGAATTTGGTTTGGAAATTGGCGATATGAACAAAGCATTGTTTGATGCCGTTTCTGCCGGAGTTCCAGCAGGCGAAGCAATTGATTTTTTAAGAACTGCGTCTGAACTTGCAATTGGTGGTGTTACAGATTTAACAACTGCGACTGATGGTATAACTACAGTTTTAAACGCATATCAATTAGAAAGCGCAGAAGCAACAGAAGTGGCAAGTGCTTTTTTCTCCGCACAAAAGTTTGGTAAAACTACAGTTGAGGAATTATCACAAACAATTGGAACTGTAGCACCGATTGCAAAACAAGCTGGTCTTGGATATAAAGAATTATTGTCAGCAATGGCAGTATTAACAAAGCAAGGTCTAAACACAAACTTAGCAACAACCGCTTTAAGAAGTACAATTACGGCATTAAAAGACCCAAGTGAAGATGCTAAAAAAGAATTTGAAAGATTAGGAATTACATATGGCGCAACAAAAATTCAGTCAGTTGGATTAATGAATGTGTTAAAACAAATTTCTGCAGCCGCAGAAGATGACGCAGATGCATTAGGTAAATTAATTCCAAACGTAAGAGCATTGACCGGTGTTGGTGCTTTAGGAACTGCGCAATTAGAAGATTATGATAACATATTACAACAAGTAAATACTGATTATGGCGAAAATAGTAGTTTAGCCGCAGCCGTAGGATTGCAACAAGAAACACTTGAACAATCACAAAACAGATTAAACGCAGAGTTTAGGGCGCAAAAAATATTGTTAGGCGAAGAGTTAAAACCAGTATTTCAAACATTTATAAATATATTAACTTTTTTTGTTGATAAACTTGGATTTATAACCGCAACACTTAAAACTGGTATCATTGCATTTACTGCATACAATGTGGCTTTAGGATTAACAAAAATAAATTTAAATTCACTTGGAAAAGCATTAACGTTTGCAAATATAAAACAGAAAATTTTAAATATTACAGTAAAAGCAAATCCATATGTTTTGGCTGCAACTGCAATCGCTACATTAGTTGGCGCAATATTTTCATTTGGAAAAGAAACAGAAGAAACTGTTGAAAAAACATCTGCATTAGAAGCTGCTACAGAAAAATTTAATAATAGAAGTAAACAACAAATTGGACAAACTGAAAAATTATTAAAACTTGCAAGAGACGAAAGCGCATCCATAAGCGATAGGCAGAAAGCAATTGGACTTTTAAATGAAAGAGTTACAGAATTTAATGGCACGCTAGATTTACAAAATGTAAAAAGTGAAGATGCTGCAAATGCAATGGCAAGATATACTGCAAGCATTTTAGAAAGCGCAAGTGTTGATGCGGCAAGAGAAGCAATTGTAACACTAAACAATGAATTAAAAGAACAAGAAAGATTATTTAATGATTTTGCAATAAACGCAGGTACAACGGCAGCACAAAATGCAAAGGTCGGAGATAGTTTTGATGAAAATAGTCAAGCACTAAATCCTTATGCGGCTGGATTAGAAAAAGTAAAAACTGACTTAGCCGAAGCGACAGATATAATTTTTCAATTTGAATTGAAGCAAGCTGGTTTGAATAAAGCATTAACAACTGGCGATATTGCAAACAAAACATATGAAAATAGTTTAGCTGGTCTTACAAAAAAAGTTTCAGATTATAAAATAGCTTTACAAAATGCAACCTTTAATACTGGAGAACATCAAGCGGCGGTTGATGGTTTGGCAAAAGCTGAAAAAGCTTTGTCAGATGCAAAAGATAAAAATATTAAAAAAAGTTTAACGTCAGCACAAGTTGATGCATTGTCTGAAAAAACATTAAGAGAAATTAACAAAAAGAAAGCTGAGTTAAACAGATTATTATTAGATGAAAATATTGGTAACGATGAAAGCGTAAGAATTAAAAAAGAATTAATAAGATTAGACGAAGTAAAAGCAAAAGGAGACATTGTAACGTCTGCAAATAAAGAAGATTTAATTTCTAAATTAAAAAGAGAAATTGCAGAACAAAAAAACTTGTTATTAGTATTAGGCGACAGTGCGGTAGTCGCAGACGAAAGAGCAACGGCAAACGCAACATTATTACAAAAAGAAATTGATTTAATACTTGCAAAACAAGTTGCAGGTCAAGAAATGTCATCTGACGATTTAAATCAAATTGCAATTTTAAAAAATGAAATTGATAATTTAAACGGAAAAGTTCCGGAAGGCGAAGATAATCCAATGGTAAAATTATTTGGAGGTGGGGAAGCTGGCGCAGAAGCGTTTGCAAATACAATGACATCTTTAAATAGTATAAATGGTCTTATATCGGCTAGAGCAAATTTACAAAACAAAGAGACCGAAGAACGTATAAAAGGAATTAATCTAGTTGAAGCTACAGAATTAAAAGCATTAAGAGACAGTGCAAAATTCAAAGCAATGACTGACGAACAAAAAGAAGCGGCAGAAGCTAAGATAACAAAAAAAGCAGATGCGGAAAGGCAAGTTTTTGAGAAAGCTGCATTTGAGAGAAACAAAAAAGCGTCAAAACAACAAGCTATTATAAGTGGTGCGCAAGCAATAATGAAAATTGCAGCACAATATGCATTTCCATTTAGTTTAATTCCAATGGAAGCGCAAGCAATAATGACTAAATTACAATTACAAACTATTGAAGCATCTACATTTGCTCAAGGTGGTTTGCTAAATAAATATGCGCAGGGCGGAGAACTTTCAAATGGTGGTGTTTTCACTGGCGCTAGTCATAAAAACGGCGGTATAAAATTCCATACTGGCGGAAGATTAATGGAAGCCGAAGGTGGCGAAGCAATCATAAATAAAGAAAGTACGGCAATGTTTAGAAATGAATTGTCAGCAATTAATCAAGCTGGTGGTGGTGTAAAATTTGCAGATGGTGGACTAACAAGAGGACTAGACGGAGTTGTGCAAACACAATTGCAAAGTAGTATGTCAGACGAAGATGTTAGTAGAATTTCACAAGCTTTAAGCACGCAAGAAATTATTGTTACTGAGCAATCAATTAGTAGTACACAACGTCAAGTTAATGTGCTAGAACAAAGAATGAGTTTTTAATTAATAAAAGAAAAAAAAATGTGGGGATTATTTACAGATAACACAGAGAGAAAACGCAGAATGCAAATATGCTTATCTTGCGAATTTAAAAGTGAAAAATATTTACTTATATTTGATGGCGCAGGATGCAAAATATGCAAATGTCCTTTGTCGTCAATAACTAAAATAAAAGCAAAGCAATGTCCGGAGGGGAAGTGGAAACAATCGTAAAAGAAGCAAATAGCGTTCCGGATATTATAAGAGCAAAAATACATTTTGCATTTAACAAAAACGCACAATATTTTAGTAAGTACAACAAACATAGCAACAAGGAAATACATAAATTGTTTGTTCATTATAATAATTTATTTGCTAGTATGGAAAGTTTTTCAATTGAAGAGGAATATTGTGAAGACTGCAGAGATACTGTAGTCAAGTTTTGGAGTTTTATTTTATTTGATATATGGGAAAGAGAAATAATTTAAAAAACGTTTTAAAGTTTTGCGATTTACTAAGCCAAGAATTAACTTTAAGGTTTGGCGATTATCCAACTATTAAAGACATAATATTACACTTATCACAAAACGGAACTATAAAGCCGGTTACGTTAAGAAATTATTTAATTATACAAGATTTTTACAGTAAACTAAAAGACAATAATGGTAAAATGAATATTACTTTTATGGATATAAGTATTGAATATAATTTATCAGAAAGACAAATACAAACAATCATTTATGAGTATCAAAAAAAATTGCAACCGAGAAATAATATTTGTCGTTAAAAAGTTCGTAAGGACAATTAAAAATAATTCTTATACTTGCAATATAAAACACCAAAAAATATGAGAGAAATATTAATCTATGATGTTATTGGAAGCTTTGATTTAACTGCAAAGTCAGTTATTGAGCAACTAAATGACGCAAACGGAAAAGATGTGTTGGTAAGAATTAACAGTGTTGGCGGCGATGTTTTTGAAGGAATGGCAATTTATAATGCTTTAACAAAATATGAAGGAAATGTAAAAGTAGAAATTGAAGGTTTGTCAGCGTCAATGGCAAGTATAATTATGTTAGCTGGTAACGAAATTTCAGCGTCAGAAAATTCTTTGATAATGATACACAATCCTTCGGCTGGTGTTATGGGGGAAAGTAAAGATTTATCTAAAAGAGCCGACTTACTTGATAAAATGAAAAGTCAAATGGTAAATATTTACAAAGGCAAAAGCAATTTGTCAGATGCCGAAATAGTTACAATGATGGACGAAGAAACTTGGTTTACAAGTGAGGAAGCAAAAAACGTTGGATTAATTGATAATGTTACAGAAGCAATCAAAATTGCTGCGCATTATGATTTGGGAACTATAACAAATAATGTTCCGGAATGGGTCAATGAAAAATATACTAATAATAACAATAACGAAATGGAAGAAATAAAAAATATGTTAAATGATTTAAAAAGTACAGTTGCATCTTTTGTAACTACACACAAAGAAAATCAAACGGAAGAAGTAAATATAAAAATAACAGACGAAGATAGCATAACCGCACAAATCGTTGAATTTTCAGAAGCATTAGGAACAATGGAAACTGTAAATGAAGACTTAGCAAGTGCAAAAGCAACTATCGTAGAAATGGAGGAAACTATTGCAACAATGCAAGATGACAAATCGGCGCTTGAAGCTGAAATTGCAAAGCATAATGCAACTCCAAGTAAAGTTGAAGAGACTGCAGACCCAGTTGTAACAACTCCAGTAGCAAATGAAGATAATGTTTGGGGAGATGCTGCAACAGAAATTATGGACGATGCAGTTTTTAACTTTAAAAAATAATAATCAATAAATAAAAAAATAAAAAAATGGCGAATTTAATTACAAGTTCATTATCGTATTCAAAAGAAGACGCACAAAAATATTTCTTACAACCATTATTCGTTCAGAATAGTGCAATGGATTATTTTGAAATAATGACAAACGTTAAGTCTTCACAGAAGCTTGACAAATTTTCAACACTAGACAAAATAACTGTTGCGGAAGCGGCTGGATTTGCTGGACAAACTGGTGTTACATATACACAAAGAAGTGTAAGTGTTGCAAGAATGGAAGCAGAAGTTGAACAAGCTGGTGGTGCTTTCTTTAACACAATCAAAGGAGAATTATTAAAATTAGGATTAAACAAAGACGATGTAAC